CGGGGTTGGCCGTTTTGCTGTCCAGATCGGCGGCGGTTGCCTTCTCATGATAGCCCACCTGCTCCAATGCAATGGATAGCACCAGGTCAGTGGCTTTGTTTTCGGTCATATGTTCCCCCCCCCTCATTATGCGAATTTTCTGTAATCGTTTTTCATGTCCGTTTTATCCAGCACCACGTATTGCATCGTTGTGTCGAGCTTGTCATGCCCCAGGATGCAGGCCACCTCCTGAATAGGCATGCCGTGGCGGATCAGGTTGGTGGCCAGCCGCAGCGCGCCGATAATCAGCCCGATGCAATCACACTTTCCCCCTGATCCGTCGCAGCCAAGCGAGTATTCTTTCACGCGCTGTACGTTTTGCTGGATGGCGCTCAAAAATTGCGCCGCCGTAATTTGCATTTTCTCCCCTCCTTTCGCATGCCCCGCAAACTTGCCGTCCCTCCGGGGCTGGCCCGTTGCAGATCACGCAGCGATTATCGTCCATTTGGCATCAACTCCATGTAGCATTAAAGTGTCCTTTATTTAATCTGGCAGATTATTTAATACCAACTCAGCAATAATCTTTTGCCCGATTTCGTTTGGATGCAGGCCGTCCGGCATATTCGCCCGGAAAACAGCGTTACTTTCCGTAAGGGCAAACAGATCAATTACAGCGACATTCTCCGCTGCTGCCACATCTTTTACATATTGCGCATATGCGCTTAGGTACACGCCGTCTTGATTCGGACTGTTCGTCTGGCGTGAGGTCGGCGTCACGGCTATCACCTTTGTGTTATTGGCTTTCAACGCAGTCAGCACAGCCGCGTATGCCGTCTTGAAATCGGTTTCACTTACTTCAGCGCCGAAATCGTTTGTACCAGCACATACAAACACCACATCATATCCTGATATTTTGTCCCGGTTTGTATAAAGGCTCAGCCAGTCAGTTCCATACACCTGCGCACCGCCTATGCCGTAATCTGCTGGTTCCGTTCCGCAGGATTCAGCGATCATATAAGACCAAGGCTTGGAATGCACCGTATTCGTGGCATCTGCCCCATTTTTCCGCACTCGGCCCTGTACAATGGAATCTCCCATCACCGCAATCCGCTTCCCATACAATGTCGCTGGGCATTTCACAATCGCGCCGCTGTCCTCATAGGTATAGACCTTAATGCCCCTTCTGCCTGCCGTATATGCGTTGCTCGTTGTAGCTCCACCGCTTTCCAGCGCAACAACAACGTAATAATGAAGGTGCCCGGTTGCGTCTGGTGTATAGCGATAGAAATAGTGGCTCCAATCCTGCAGCATGGTTGCGGTGGCAGAATTATCGATTCTTGAAACGTATATGCGGAATTTAATATCGGGCCGATTCATTTTCACCTCCACGTTTCCAACGTTCGGGATTTCGGCCATAATGTTATAATCACTGTCTGCCAGTGCACCATTTTCGTCATACGTTTTATGTTGCCATTGCAGAGAATACGTTATATCGGTATAGTTTCTAAAATATCCATATTTTGTATTCTCTATCTCTGTGATACGCTCATTGGTTTCGGTGATACGCTCATTTGTGTTATCAATCGCGTTGTTGTACCCGGAAAACACAACTGCGTTTTCGGAATCAGCGTAAACGCTCGCCTTGATAAAGCATGCATTATCAGGAACGACAATCCGCTGTGGTGTAGTAAGCATTTGGAATCCGCTATCAGGAATAAAAACGCCATCTGCATCATAAAATGCCAATCCGCGCCTATCCAATGGCTCCAATTTTACGGCATTGTAGTAAACAATCATTCCGGGGGCCACGCTGCACTCAACATAGTTAAAAACAGGGTTGTCTCCGACTATATTGCCATTTTTATAATCAATATAATGCCCATTAACTTTGGTAAGGCCATTGTCCGCTTCCTGTGCGTGCACCGCTTGCATCGCGCTTACATTGCCTTGCAGGGCAGTAATGTCATCCTTGGCGGCATTTAAATCATTTTCGAGAGTTGCAACATCCGTTGCCTTTGCTATTATATCTAAGGCCCGGTAAACAGTGACCGCGTTTTCGCCGGGGGTTATCGCTGTAGTGTTGGCGCTTTTACGCTGACGAAACCGCACGTGGTAGCCATTTTCATACGGAACCCACACCCATTCGTCGGTGTTGTCCGTATACATATAGTCTTTCAGAACCCCGGTAGCGTCGATGTATCGGGCAACTGTTACACGGTTGGTGCCTCCATTGTTATGATACAAAAATCCACCAAGCAGAAGTCCCGTCCGAATCCAAACGTCAGATCCCGTATCACCGCTGGTGTTAAATCCTCCCTGCTCCCATGTCATATCTTCGATTTTGTACAGGTCTTCATTCAGCGTTTGCAGCGGATTGAGGTCATAAACGCTGAAATTTGTTGCGCTCTTTAAGTCTGCGATGTCCCCGGCCAGAGCGTTGCTCAGCGGGACGATTTTCCAGTGCTCAGCCGTCCAGGATTCGGATGCGGGAATATCCACGGTGGCCTGGTGCAAGCTGCCGTTATACCAGCACCAGGTGCCGGCAGTAACGGGGAAGGTCAGGTCAGTATAGGCCGGCGCAATGGCTGCCAGCAGATCGGAATAGTCCGCCGGGATGGAGGCCACGGCGTCGTTGATGGCGGTGATCAGCGCAGACACGGAGGGGATGATTTCGCCGGGATCGATCACGGCGCCGGTTTCCGTCAGCCGCACGGTGCCGCGGGCAGCCACTAAGGTGGCGGTGACGTCGCCGGTGGTGAGTTTCACAAAAATCTGAATATCGCCCTCCACGGCGTAGCAATCGGCGTTCAGGGTGATATATGCCTGGTTGCCCTCAACGGTGCCGGTCATGGGCACGGTGGCGCCATCGGCCCGGATGGCGGTGCCGCTGCAGGTGCCGGACAAAGGGAAAGACTCCCCGTTCATCAGCACGATGGCGCCGATCCGGTTGGCATTCTCGTCGGCGTAATAGAGCTGACGAAGGGAGAAAACAGCCGGTTCCCCGTTCATCAAATCAACCTTGCGCATGTTTACAAACTGTGCCATGTTCATCCTCCTATCAATTCAGCAAATTTGCAATCTCGCTGATCGCCGCGTCGGTCAGTTTTTCCGTTCCAATGGAATTATTGTCGATGTTATAGCCGGCAACGGTTTTCAGGCCGTAATCGGTATTGCTGCTGAGTTTTACCGCCGTTATTTTCCGCCGGATATAATCCCATTCGATCTCTGATACGGTGAGCGCAGATTCCAGGCCAACGCGCACATCCTCGGCGGTTACCAGATCGTAGAGCAGAACGTGCTCCAGGTCCTTGAGCCATGCATGCTCCACGGTGTCCCCCAGCTGCTCAAAATTTACGGTGATTTCTACGTACAGATCATCCGCATGATCCACGGAAAATCTTTCCGCTGCCTTGGTGCGCATTTCGTCGGCCAGGGTTTCAGCCGTCCAGGTGCCATCCTGCCCGTCATCCTTGCCTATCTGGCCCTTTACCGCCAGGCGCTGCATGTACACCTCTTTGTAATCGTTGATTTTGGGGCTTTCCACCCAATCCTCAGGCAAATAATAATCATTTCCTGATTTGTCTTTTGCCACCGGAACCACGCAGGTGACTAAATTCTCGTTGCTGCGCTTCCAGCTGATTCCTCGGGCATTTTTGCCGTAGCGGATGCGCAGCCCCCGGTCGGTGTGGGCCATTTTGAGAATGAACATATCCCAGTTATCCCGGGTGAATCGCGCCTTGAATGTGTTCACGATCCCGCTGTCCGGGTCCAGGAAGGCGAATATTCCGTTTTTCCCGTTGAAGGAGCCGGTGAATGTGCCGTTTTCGTCGGTGGTCAGGTTGGTTGCGATTTTGCCCCGGTATGGCCGCATCAGGCCGTCCATCACCTTGCTGATGATCAGCGCCGGCGAGGCCTGGTTGCCGCGCACGTCCCGCATGATGATATTGGCAAGATCATAGCTCACATGCTGGGCGTAAACGTTCACTTCCATGCTCTCGGTGTCGATCGTGGCTTCCTTGATCCTGAACAGCTGATCGGTGATAATGCGCTCGTCCTCTTCGTCCGGCGATATATGCCGCACAAACGTGATTTGATTGCTTTTGATGTACCCTTCCAGGCCCATGGGCGTGCTCATCAGATACCAGCCGTCGCCGTTATCCTCCACGAAATACAAATCCTGGCCCACGGAGAGCTGCACCAGCACCGGCGCGCCCGGCTCTGTGCGGACGATCTCTTTCCAATATTCCGGGTAATTATCGGGCGTGGGCGCATAAACGGTGGTGTATTTTTTGATCAGTTCATAATTTTTCTTAATATATGTCACCCTTGCCCCTACGGCATATGGCGGATTGGTAGCTGCGTCGAACATGGCATAATTGATCGTGCGCGGCTCCTTAGGGCCTTCCCGCAGCGCAGCGCCGGTGATGGTGCGGTACAGATCCACGTCCCGCCCTACAAACGCGTTTTCTATCGTTTCGGCGGGCACTGGGATGCGGATGATGTTTTCCGGCACCAGATAGCGCCATTTCCCGTCATCGTCGATGGGGTGCGTCATGGTGATTTCGCACGCGCCGCCGGCTACGGCTTTCATGCGTCCCTGGGTCGGGAAAAGCACGGCCAGGCCGTTATTGTTGAATTTTTCCGCGCCTGCGGCGAAAACAGAGATTGGTTTGGGCCCGTTCCATTCCACCTCGGGCTCCGGGTCTGGATCGGGGGCATATGGGGCGTAGGTCACGGTCAGGGTGGGAGTCGTTACCGCCATGGTCACGCCGTGGTTCCCATCCGGTAGGGATGAATTTCCGTTCGATTGGAATTCAAACAGGATTTCGTATTCTCCGTTGCCCGTATGGGTGGGCGTTACCGATACGGTTTGCTGGCCAATATCGATCAGCTGCCCGTTCATCCGCAGCACCTTGGCCCCATAGGCGATTTGGCCAAAATAGGCGGTCACCTCGGCGCTTTCAATTTCCGCGTTATCCGGGATGCCGGTGATGGTGAACAGCGCGTTTTTCTGGGCGCGGTACGGCCCGGCGGTGATCCTGCCGCCGGATACCGTCCAGGCGGAATACAGCGTAAAATCCGGGAGCAACGAAACAGCGGTTGCCATGCTTTCACCACCTCACAGGAAGCGCTCTCGTTTATAGATTTGCAGTTGGCTCCAGCCTTCGCCGCCAATCGAATTGTTGCCGGGTCGCAGCACCGGGAATGGACCGGCGGAATTGACGGTATAGAGCGCCGTTTGGGCCGCGTTGCTGATTTCCTGCGCCAGGCAATCGATGCGGCGCACGCCGTCCACGTTCGCCATGGCCAGGGTTTCCCCGTTTACAATAAGCGTCATTTCCTCGGCGTCCACGCTGGGCGTGGCAATGATCAAAGGGCGGCTTTCCACGTCGCCGCTATTGATCACCGTGCCGGCCACGGTGATCTCCACGGGCAGCTCGTAGAGCCTCTCTTTCAGCGGCTGGCAATAAAATTGGGCCTGCCCGGCCCAATGATCCAGATTTCTGCTGATTTTGTTCAGCGTTACCGCGCCGATCACCCGGGCAGGCTGCCTGAGATGCGGCTCCGCTGAAAAGGTAACGTATCCCCCGCCCCGCAGCCACGTGAACACCTGCCGCACCCTGTCCGCCCCGCGGACGCTGATTTCCACCGTTTGGATGTAGGAATTATAGACGCTTTCGCCCTGGGTTTCCGTCAGATCGCCGGAAAGGCCGGGGATCACCACGTGCTCCACCCTCTCCTCCGGGCGGATCAGCGGGGCCTCGGCCCGGGATATGATGCCCATGCTGCGGCTGTCCACGCCGTTCCAGATAAAATAGCTCTGCGCCATAATGCCTCCTTACGAGCCAAAGCCGGAGCGGACGCGCCGGTTTTCCGCGGCCATGGCGGCCGCCAGGCCCTGGGCGTTTACGCCGTTCATATACATTTTTTCCACGTACAAATTGCTGTTGGCCGTATAGCTCTTGTTTTGATTGGCCGGCACCCCCCGCGCGCCCTTATGCAGCGCGGCGATATACCCGTCAAAGGGTACAAAGGGCAGGCCGTTGGCGTGCTCGCCGTCCACGCCGCCCATTTCGCCGCTTAGGTATGGGGTGACGGGTATGGTATAGGTGCCGGCGTTCAGCTGTTCCTGGATTCTCTGCGCCGTGTCCGTTGGAAGCGCCGGTTCAACCTCTAATTCGGGTTTTTCGTTCCCTTTCATCAGCTGATCCCAAACGCCGGACAAATTCTGAAACAGCGTATCCAGCACCTGCTTGGCATCGGTAAACTGGCCGTTGCTGCCCGCGCCGAAACCGCTCTCCTCGTCGAAATATCGGCCCAGCAGCTCCCGGGTGGTTTCCGGCAGGCTGTCCATCAGGCGCTTGTTTTGGCTGATCTGGTCGATCATGCTGTACAGCGCCTCGATGTTTTCCACGCTCAGATCATCATCCAGGTTTTCCTGCACCTGCAGGATGCTGTCCAGGGTGTCGGACACCACGTCGGCCAATGGCTCTGCGGGCTTTTTCTGTTCCAGCTCCTTGGCATGCGCCTGGAGCAATTCGTATTCCTTGCCCATGGACCGCCAATATTCCTCTTCCCTGGCATCGGGGGAAAACATGCGATTGTAGTCATCGGTGATTTGGGCAAGAAGCTCCAGCGCGTCGGTATATTGCGTCGGTCCGCCGGCGCCGAACCCGCTTTCCTCGTTTACGTAACTGGCCAGCTTTTTCCTGGTCTCCTCGGAAAGGGCATCCGTCAGCCGCGAATCCTCAATGATCCTGTCCAGAATGTGATACGCGTTTTCCAGGTTTTCCGGATTGTACGGGTCCTCCTCCCTCTCCTCCGCCCGTTGATCGATAACATCCAGCACATCGGAAACCATATCCAAAAGGCCATATCCGGCCCGCTCTTCGGCCTGATCGTTTTGTTGCAGGTTGTGCGGCGTTCTCAATTCGCGCAGCGCCTCATCCATTACCTGATTTGCCAGTTCATGATTGGCCATGGATGTGGTGCCTTCGTCCCCGCTGCTCTCCAGCAGCAGCCTGGTGCGGTTGGAAATGAAATCCATGGTTTTTTCCTGCCAGGCGGCCACGGCGCTATCAATCTCGCTGCTGCGCTGCATGCTGGTTACGCCGAATGCGTCGGATACGGCCCGATCCGGCATCATGGCCTCCACCGCCTCGCTGATGGCCTCGGCGGCGTCGCTTTGCTGTTTTCCGGTTTCCTGTGCGCTCGTGCGGGCCTTTTCCTTGATCCCCTCAAGGCGTTTTTCCGTTTCTTCCACAAACGCGGCCTGTTCCATCTCGGTAGCAGCCACGGCCACAATAGGCGCCACAGCCCACGCAGCGCCGCCAACGGTGGGAAGAAAACCTTCCGCAAAAGCGGCCGAAAATTCCGTGGCAAAAGTGGCGCCGGCGGCAGCCCCTGCGGCCGTACCAGCCGCGGAAGCCCCTGCGCCTGTTCCCGCGCTTGCACTGGCCGCGGAAGCTCCTCCGCCCAGCAGCCCCTTCCAGCCCTCTACGGTCCGCGCGATCGTCATGCCGATTTCGGCCGCCTTGAGCCCAAGGAAGGCAGCGCCAATGGCTTTGATTGCCGTTACAACGCCGCCTTTGTTTTTACGGATCCATTCGAGAGAGGAGGTTATGGAATCAATGCCGCCCTTCGCCGTTTCGATAACCTGGCCAAAATCCACGTCGGTCAGCCCGGAGAACAACTCAGTGATGGATTTGCTGAGCGCCTCCATTTTTTCTTTCCCTTCGTCGGTCGCCAGGTATTCATTGAATTGCCGGAGCAGATCGGTTGCGCCTTTCGCCAGCTCTGAAAACGCGGGGGCCAACGTTGAGAGCACTGTTGTTTTTAGTGTTTGAAACTCTTGATCCAGTTTTTGGAGCGCGTCGTCCAGCTCGTTCAGTTTATTAACATTTTCTTCGGAAACGACGCTCTGCTCTTCCAGGGTCTTTTCGTATTCTTCGCGCCCGGCCTGAAAAAGCGGGAGCAGCTCTTGCCAGCTTTTGCCGAAAATCTGATTGGCATAAACGTCTCTTTTTACATCGTCTGTAAATGCAAGCAGGGCAGCACCGGTATCCCAGAAAACATCCTCCCAGTCCCGGAATACTTCCTTTTCGCCTTCTTTTCCGATCAGGCCATACCCAACACTCACGCCCAGATCTTGAAACGCTGCTTTTATTTCCTTGGAATCGCTGGTCATGTTTTGCTTGAGTTTTTGCCGGCTTTTAATGATCGCTTCCACGGATGTATCAATTGTGCGGCTTGCTCCCTGCATCCTTTGGAGCGTTTCCACGTCGATCCCGTACATTGCGGCCAATGTGTTTTCATTATCCGCCCATGCAGCAGAATCGGCCATGGCATCCCATGCGTTCCTCGCTAATTCCGCAATTCTGCGTCCCGCCGCCTCCATGCCGTCCGTAATCGCTCCGATTCCATCAATCACGGCGTCGAACGACACTTTTTTATTGATGGAGTTAACGCTCTCGGTCAGCTTGTCCGTCCCCTGGGCCGCCTGCGCGGCGGCCGATCCGACGCCGGATAAATCGCCCTGCATGCCAAGCAGCGACGTTTGCGCGGCGAGCACCTGCTGCTGCATTTTCTGGTAGGCCTGGCTGGCGGGGTTTACCCCGTTTCGCTCCATGGCGGCAAGGGCCTGCTGCCCCTGCTTAATCACCGTATTCTGCGCGGCGATCTGCTGCTGCAGCAGCTTGCTTTTCTGCTGCATGTAGGTTTCCTTGTCGCCGGTGGCCTGCAGCTGCTTTTCATTCAGCTTCAGCGCGGCGTCAAGGGTTTTTACGCTCTGCTGCGCCTGGTTCATGGCATTTCTAAACTGGCTGATGCCAGTAACGCCCATCTTTACATCTACGCCACTGGCCATGTTTCCTCACCTCGCTGTATTCCGTGCAAATTTTCGTCATACTCCCGGCGATAGATAAAAAGATCGATCACCATCCCCGGCAGCATATCCTGCATTTCTGTATATGTTATCCCGGCAATCAACCCCCAGGAAATGATTTTCCTGGCCGTTAATTGCCCTGCTCTTTTTTTCTCTCGATTTCCTCAAGTACCGGATCGCGCACAGTATCCTCGTTGGTTTCCATGTGGAAGGCATCCGCTACCGCGGCCATGATGGCTGTCTGATAAGTGCGTATCTTGGACGCGTCCATGTGATCCAGCACCCAGTCGTCGGTCAAATCAGCTTTTCCCCCGCCTGCCCTAAGGCCGCTGTTGCCCAGGATTCGGATGGCCGATGCGATATTCCGCAGCCTGCGCCGGCCCTTGAGGATCATTTCGTTCAGCTTATCCATGGTATCGATCTGCTCTTCAATTTCGGCCAATTCCCGCACTGTGCAGCGCATGGGGATTTCCCGGTTTTCGATTTTTACAGTTTCCATTTTGTGCTCCTTTCAGAAAAAGCGCCCCGCCTGCAGCAGACGGGGCGCATATCGTTATTCCGTGGTGGCCGGGGCCTGGGTGATGTTTGCCCGGGCAAACAGCCACGCCTGGGCGGCTGCTTCGGTGGTGAATTCCATCCAGTCGAAATACTTGGGCGTGCCGCTGGAATCCAGATAGACGCCCATGCCCTGCACGTTCATCTGCGGATGATTCCATTCGATTTGCTTTTTCTTGGTGGCGGCGTTGATGCCGTTGGGGCTGAATTGGCTCTTGTGGAACCAGAACGCCTCATAGCTGCGCGTGCCGCGGAACATCTTCACCCGGATGAAGCCCCAGCCCACATAGGGCGCGGCGTCGGCGGTCACTTCGTAATGGGTCACGGTACTGCCGGTGCCGGTGACGGGCTCCCAGCCAAGGGCCATAGCCCGGCCTTCCTTGGTGATGTCGTTGGTTTCCAGGGTGGCGCTGTAGCCGTTGATGCCGTTATCGTTGTCGATGATCACGTCATTGCCGTAGTCGGGATTGTCTGCCACGTCAAACGTGAGATTGGCCGCCACCGCGGGGCCCAGAATCATGCCCGTGCCGTAGGTGATGGGGCTGCCGTCGGTTTCCGCCGTGATCGGAGCGACCACAGGATTCCTCATACCGATGTATGCCATGTTTTTTACCTCCGTTATTTGAATTTATAATTCGGGAAATACCGTTTAGCTTGCGCTGTTGTGATATCACCCATCGTGAGCGTATGAATTAGTTCTTCCGCCCGGGCCACGATCACCGCGCCGGCCGCTTTGCTTGTCCTGGACACGGCCTGGCGAAATATGGGCTGTTTGTCCATGAAACTGGTGCCGCTGTTGATGGCGTTGGCGATCTGCCGGACGGCCTTTTTCTTTCCGGCGATTTCCACATATCCGGCATTGCCAAACCCCACTGCGGTATCTACCTCGGTGCCGTTTTTGTTGAATCTTGCAATGCCGATTTTTCCCTGCACAGCAGCTGCCTCCTCGTAGCTGGGCAGGCGCTTGTGGCCGTTGAAAACGTAATGGAATTTTTCGGCGCGGATAGTTTTGCTGGCAGCAGTAAAGGCGTCGGCCATCACGCCGGCGCCCTTGTAGAGGCTCAGGGACGCTATGCTTCCCGCTGCCTCGCCCAGCCTGCTCAGCTTTTCGCTCAGTTCGTCCATGCCTTGTACCTTCATGGTCAAGCCCATCAGATCACCTCGATTTCAAACACGTATTCCCGTTGGATCATGTGCACGCCGGAATCGTATTGCTTTGAATTGAGATGCCAGGCCGCGCCGCAGATGTTCTCCAGCACGGTCTCCACCTGCGCCGCCACGGCCCAGGCCTGGCCCTTGGTGTAAAGGTCCACGCTTCCCTCGTAGGCGCTGTCCTGGTGGTGATCGTCGCCGCTGTCCTGGTCTGCTGGGAAATCCAGCCGCACGGTGGCGTGATTTCCGGCCGGCCGGGTGTTCCACTCATGCTCGGCCACGGGCAGGCCCGGAATGGCCTTGAGCGCCTCATCCAGCTGCGTATACATCGGCGTTGCCCTCCGTTCGCTGGATCGTCAGCTCGATCCCGTCTTTTTCGTCCATGTAGGTGCGGATGATGTCATAGCGCACGCCGTGGAATACGCATCGTTTTTCACCCTGGTATTCGCAGGTGTGCTCCAGCTTCAGGCGCAGCTCGGGATTCAGGCCTGTCGCCCGGGCCTGGTAGCTTTCCGTCTGGCTCACGCTGCGCACGGTGCAGAAAACCTCCCTCGCGTTTTCCAAGGGAGGCTCCAGCACGCCGTGCGCCTGCGGCACTTCGGAAATCAATTTCACCGTATCCGCTCTAATCATCCCAGTCCTCCGACAGTTCATCCGGCCAGGTCGTATAACCGCTGCAGTTCATCAGATGGCCCTTTTGCTGCTCGTAGGATGCCAGCAAATTAGCGTAGTCAGCGGGAGAGTGGAAAAACGCCCGGCAATAGGTTTTCACCGCCTGGACGATCAGCGGATCGTCCTGCAATTCGATGGCCTTGATGCCGTTCGTTTTCAGGTCGTAAAGCGCCGCTTGGATCAGGTCTTGGATTTCGTCCACGATGATCCCCGCGTCGGAGGTGATCCCCAGCGCCTTTTTCACTGCGTCCAGCATGGTATCAGCCCCCTTGCAGCTGCTTCATGTATTTTTCGTGATCTTCCGGCCAAATGGCCTGATGGCTCATATGGCCAAGCCTCACCTGCGGATCGGCCCAAATGGTATAGCCAAGAGCCCGCGCCCGGCGGCAAAAGGACAAATCCTCGCCCCATTGCATCTCAGGCAAAAAGCACGTTTTGTAGGTGGCCTGCACGGCGCGGAGGATTTCCGTGGAAATCAGCACGCAGGCAAAGCCGCACCCGGCCACCTGAAAAGGCTCTGCCGGGTATTCCTCAAACCGTTCCAGATGATTGAGATCGTCCGTCCTTTTGAACAGGCAGGAAACGAACGGGGGCCGCCTGGAATGGGCCACGCCGGAAATGAAATCTTTTCGGTTGTCCGCCAGATCATCCAGCAGCGACGGGAGAAAAATCATATCCGCGTCCAGCCACAGCACATGGGTATACCCTTCGTTGATCGCCTTGCATGCGATTTTGTCCCGTGCTACATGCACCAGGGTGCCATTGTTGATGAACACATCAAAATCCATACCCTGGCGCGCCATCCTGATTTCCAGGGCGCTCAGGCACTTTACGAATTCCGCATTCATGTAATCATGGGAAGGAATGCCGATCAGCAGTTTCACGTTATTTCTCCTTTTTCTTGGCGCCTGTTTTCGCGGCGTTGGGCGTCGCCGGCGCAGGCACCGCGCTGCCGGTGGAAATCAAAAACCGGCCCTCGGCCGGGGAAACCTCCACTGTTTCCCCAGCCTTATGCCGGATTCTTGCTTCCCGCTTGAGGATCAGCTTCATCAGGTGGTCGCCGCGGCAGGCTTCTTGATGTTCACGAAGTGCCCAAGCTTCGTGATGCCGTGAGCCGCATACTGGCGGCCCAGCACCTCCACGATGTCCTCTTTCTTGCGGGTGAGTTCATCGTATTTGATAACCATGCCGTCGCCGGCGGGATAGTTTACCCGGATGCCGGCCAGGTCGCCCACGATGGCATACACAGCATTGTCGCTGGCGGTGGAATAGGCGGGCAGGTGGCTGTCGTACACCTTGGTCAGCCCGGCGAATGGATCGACGGCGAAATTGCCCGCCGCATAGGCGCTCAGGAATTCCACCTCGGTCAGGCGGTTCATGATCACAACCAGATCGCGGGCCTCCTCGTTCAGGTTGGCGGCAGCGGTGGGCAGGGTCATCACGCCGGGCTCCATGGTCACAGCAGGCACGCCGATGGCGGTGCTGCTGTTGGAAGCGCCGGCGGTGGTGATGTCGTCCAGGATCAAGTCGCTCAGCTTCTTGGCCACCCGATAGGTCAGCTCGTCGTAGATATAGCGCAGGAATTCCTCGCCCTTCATATCCACGACTTCATCCGAGAAAGACACCCACTTCTTGATCGTCTTGGGGGTCAGGGTTACCAGGCCAAAGGTCAGCGCTTCCTCGGTGGGGGCGGTGGTGCCTTCAGCATGCTCATACGCGCCGTCCGCGCTCAGCTCGAAGGGGATCTGCAGATTGCCCTTGATATAGCTGCGGGTCACGCGGGAAAGAATCTCATTCCGCTCCCAGGCGGTCTCGATCATTTCCTGCAGGAACGTGGGAACAGGCAGGGTGCCGTTGGCGGGCGCGTTCACGGTCAGCAGGGCGCGGCATTCATCGGCGTTGCCGGTTTTGATGAATTCGGCATAGGCGTCGATGTAGCGCTTGCTGTTGCGGATTTCATCCACGGTCTGATTGCCGGTTTCCTTGCGGGTTTCCACGGTGGTGCCCATGCCATCGGCCACGGCCCGGCGCAGCTCCTCGGCCTTCTGGGCGTTGGCCTTGATCTGGGCCTTTTCAGCGGTCAGGGAGCGGACTTCTTCCTGGAGCGCGTCCAGATCGGCTTCGGGCTTGTCCAGCTCGGACTTGATTTCGGCCAGGCGCTTTTCGATTTCTTCAATGGTTTTCATTCGGGGATTCCTCCATTTCCATCATGATTTTGATTCGTTGTGCCTTTTTCCGGCGGGCCTCAATGGCCAGGCGCTCCTCCTCAATCTCGCGGATAACTCCCTCCCCGAAACTGCGTGCGGAAAAAATTTCTGTGTTGGGATTTGCGGGCAGCGACACGGCGGAAACGTCGTACAGTTTCCGAATTTTCCGCACCACGCGGTGCACGATGGTCTTGCCCGTCTCCTCGTTTCTATCCACAGTGCGGGATTGATCCAGCACGGAATAGCCGTAGCTCATGCGGGTGGTATAGCCGCCTTTGATTTCCTCAAAAAGCTGCCGCCCGATTTCGGTATGCCCCAGATTGGCCCTGATTTTCAGGCCGTGCTCATCCTGGGTAAGCTGCAATGTGCCGTTGCTGTTCCTGGCAAATACGCGGCCGGCGTGATCGTATTGCATAATCACGTCGCTCATGTCCGCGCCGTCAAACGCACCCGGCGCCACGCTTTCATAAACCTCATAATCCGCCTCGCGGAAGAGCAGATATTCCTGGTTAAACGTGGTAGCATATCCATCCACAAAGCGGTCGCCGTTGTCCTCTTCTCTGGTCTCGATTTCCGTCAGAGTAAACAGGCGGTATTCCCGATCAGTTTTCACCGGCATTTTCGTTCGCCTCCGTTTACAATTTAATTTTTTCGCCAAAAGAAAAATTTGCGGCCTTGTCGTCGATGTACAAATCTGCACTGATTTTTCTTGAGTCGCCTTTGTACGCTCTGATTCTTTCAGCAAGATTTTTGTTTACACAATCGAAAGTTAGGCCCTGGCCTTTGCACCACTTCACAGCATCAGAAAGCAGCTTCTTTTCCCGGCACGTAAAAAGGATCAGCGCCGCACCGTTCTTTTTTTCTTCAATTAGCTGCTCAATCAAAGTTTTGTTTGGTTCACCAATTTTCGGCCATAAGTTTTTGCATAGCGTGCCGTCAAAATCAACAGCAATTACGCGCCTCATCCAGGATCACCACCGGGGATCGTGTCATCGTTCACGTTGTAATACTCGCCGCGGGCCGGGATCTGACTGCCCCAGGGCTCCGGCAGCGGGGCCAGGTTCAGGATGTCGCGCAGCTCGTTGCGGGTCATCAGGCCCCGGTCCGCCATCTGGGAAATGGCGTTCATTTTGTCGGCGTTGCTCATATACTGCAGCCTGTTGGATGTAAAAAAAACGCGATTGCCATATTGGCGTTCGCGCTCGGAAAACAGCATTTTTGTGATGACCTCGCTGGCCTGGATGGCAAACCATTCGATGCAGCCTTCGTAAAATGCCAGCCAGTTATCACCGAAGGTTTTATTTTGGATCACGTCCTCATTGACGCCGAAATAATCAAATACGTTTTCTTTTATCAGCTTCATCTGGTCGGCGTCTACCTTGTACGCCTCCTGTTTCAGCTGCTGAATATTTCGGTATGTGTTGGGGAAAAGCAGCATGCCGCCGCCTTTTTTCTTGCGGAATGCGTACTCGTCGAAGCGGCTGGCCTCCTTGGTCAAATCCTCGTCTGTGCTCCAGTTATCGCTCTGTGCGCTGAATCTGTAGGTGGCCCCGTTTTTGATGCCCTCTTCGATGCCCTGGCGCTGCATTTCGATCAGATCAAGCGTTGGCTTGAGCGCGTCGTTATCCTCGCCAAATAGCTCGCTGCCATACTGGTATCTGGTCATGATCCCGGCGCGCCAAAGCTCAACCGCTCCATTTTTTCGCTTATCAAAGTAAAAACGAATAAAAGGATTATTCTGATATTCCACCAGCTCCCATTTACGGGGAACGACAGAAATGATTCCGTTTGTTTCCCCGTATTCTCCCAGCACCGGAACAGTAAAGGCCGTGTTCCTGGCAAACAGGATCACGGCCAAGCGATAAAGAAATTGGGGCCAGGTTTGGAATTCGTTGGGCATAATTTTCAGCCGATTGCGCAGATTTTCCTTGGCGCTTCCCTGGATCGTCGGGGACAGCTTCGCCGCGTGCCGGCCAATAGCATCCAGCGCGGCCCGGATCAAATCGCTTTCATAGATGCTCCCTTCCCAGGTATGAAACGCAGGGGAATATCCATCCAGCAGCTCAAAGGTCAGCCGGGCATTTTTCGCCGGGCTTTCCCGTTTTCCGAATACCTTTTCAAAAACTCCCATTTTTTCACCCCGCGTTCATCAGTCGTTTTCCCATTTCGTTCCAGTGATTTTGCCGCATGCAAAGCGCGTCCAGGATGGCGGCGGTTCCGTCCACGTGGGCGTATTTGCTGATTTTGGCCAGTTTCTTTCTCGGATGGGCGCTTGTGTTGCTTTCGATCTGCTGGGCGCTGTCCAGCAAATGGATTTTGAGCAGGCTGTTATCATCGGCCACTTTGATTTTCCCCTCGCGCAGCATGCCCTCCAGGTTGTCCTCAATGCCGGTCAGGTTGTAACCCTGGAAAACGCTTTCCATGTGGAAATTCTTCTCTTCCATTTCCTGCACAAGGTATTGCGCGGAATACCGGTCGTAGCCGATCTGCAGCGGAAAGATTTTGTAATCCCTCACCAGGCTCATGAACCAATCCCGCACGTCCCGATAGTCGATCAGCTCTGTCCCGCTCAAGGACAGATGCCCGCGCTCAATCATGGCCTGGTATGGGATTTGATCCCGCCTGGTGGCCTCTTCCAGGCGTTCACCCGGCAGCCAGAAATGGGAAAAAATCCAGATCACGCCGCCCCGCTCGATCAGCACGCAAGCGCTGGTCAAGTCGGTTGTCTGGGAAAGGTCGATCCCGCCCAGGGCGTAAGTGTTTCGGAAATCCTCCAAGCGCAGGTTATTGCCAAACGCTTTTTCGATGATCTGCGAATCAAACCACGCTTGGCTGCTGTTTTGTTTGATGTTGCAGTATTTGGTGATGAATTCCCGCTTTTTGCTCATGGACGCGTGCGCGGTATCAATTTCCCGGAGGATGAATTTCACGCTCACGCTTTCCCCGAGCCCGGGCAGAGATTTGCGCAGCTCGTTGATGTCGTCCCATTTGTTGATGTCGTCGATCATGTACAAAATGGGCAAAATATGCTGCTCTCGGCTGTTCCCCATCAGGAAGGCCGTGCCGCGCTTCACCAGCTCGTCGTAGATTCCTTCGTTCTCGTACCCTGCCGAGCTGATGGCCATTCCCAGCGGCTCCCGGCGAGCGCCGGTACCGGAGGCCATGACCTCCCATTGTTTCATCCCGCGGTCGCCCGGCCAGCTGGCCACCTCGTCCCCCACGTACAGCACGGGGTTGTAGCCGTCTGATTTTCGATCTGAAAACGGCAGCTTCCGGATGCTGGTGTTTGATTCCTTGATATACAATCCGCGGTATTTGGTGGATTTGGTGCGCTTGAGCAGATCAGGCTCGGCGTTGACATTAAATTCAAAAGCGCCGTAGCACAGATCGGCCTGATCCAGCTTCGGCGCCAAATAGTAAATCTCCGAGCCATATTCTCCATCGACATAAGCAACATAATTACCGATCCCGCCGGCAATGAGCGTTTTCCCCTGTTTCCTGCCAACCACCCATATTACCTCAGTAAACTGCCGCAATTCGTCGGCGTCCACGATGCCAAATATGGTGGATAAATTGGCCCGTTCCCACAAGCTCAATTTGATTCTTTGTGGGGCCAGCGGCCCCTTGTTGTGGTGGCAGTACCGCTCAAAAAACCGGATGCAGTTGTCGGCCTTCCGCTGATCGAAAAACCACTCTTTGCTCTCCAGCCCGTCCAGTATTCTTTCGTACAGCATCCGCACCCATTTGCCGACGCAGATGCTCCCATCCTGGATGCCCTGATAATAAGCAAAGATGGCGTTTTCCTGGTTTACCCCATGTTTACGCCCTCAGCCGAAATTCGGTAAGCCCGTCGGCGGCTTCCGGCCTTTTCTTTCCGCGCTTGACAATAATATCACCCAAAAGGGAAAGCGTCCGGTTTGCGCAGTCTACATGCTTTGGTATTTCCTGCACCAGCGGATGAACACACAGATTTTCCCGGCCTTTTACGTATTCCTTCATCACGGTCATTCCGTCCTCGGACAGCTGCTTGCGCATCTCATCAATCAGCGCGGATTCCTGGGCGTAGGTAAGCGCGGCGGCTTTATAATCCTCATCCTCGCTCACTTCGTAGTTTTTACCCAGCAAGATCAGCCGGTCATAGATCGCCGGGGGCTTCTTTGCTGTCTTTCTCATAATTTCGCTCCTTTATGTCAGCCGAACTCCCGGCATCTGCTGCCGGTGTCGGTGGATCGGCACCGCGTCTCGGCCAAAGTCCGTCCAAAAACCTCGCGCCCGCGCTCGGGCGCTCTTCTTCGCTGTAACGCTGGCCCTGGCAAAAATTGAAGAAACGCCCCTGATAAGGGGGGCTACCCGGCGGCCAGCACCGTCCCGTCTTCGCCGACGCTCCACCGCCGTTCCGTTTCCTTCCGTTTCTGGTCGTCGTGGCAGCTTTTGCACAGCAATTCCAGGTTATCCCAATTCAGCGCCACCGCCGGATCGTGCACATTCTGCGCCGTCAGCGGGATTTTGTGGTGGCATTCCAACGGCCGCTCCTTGCTGCCTGCGTTGATGATCCCTCTGGCCAGGCACCTTTCGCACAGCCCGCCTTTGCTCTCGGCAAATTTCGCCCTGCATGCGCGCCATATCCTCCCCGTGTAAAATTTTTCAATTTCTGGGTCACGATTCATTTTCCCCACCCCCTGCCCTCTGCCGTAAAGGAGCGGAAACGGCAGAATCCTATCCGTGCCGAAGGCGGCCCGAAGGACCGCCGAAGGGCACGCAAGAAACGTGAAATCATACAGCGTGCCTCCCCGGTGAGAGGCACGCGCTGAAATAAAAAAAGGACGCCGGGCCTTGTGGCCTTGCGTCCTTGGTCTACTTTGTCGAGTTTATCTTATCACGGCCGGTTTTCGTTGTCAATGGGTACCCATCAAGAATTTTTTCACAGCTCCACCCCATGCATGTCGTCAAACGGGCTTTTGTCCACCATCTTCTCGAAATTCTCCAGCGTCACGCCGATATAGATCAGCGTGGTGGCCGGGCTGGAATGATAGAACCACTCCTGCAGGATGGCGATATCGTGCGTCCGCTGGTAATAGTGATAGCCGAACGTTTTCCGCATCGTGTGGCAGCCCATCCTTTGCTCCACCCGGCAGATGCGCCCGATCTCCCGCATATCCAGGCGCGCGGCCTGGCGGGTGATGTGCATATCGTTGCCGCCCCGGGTGCGCTTCCGGCTTTTCAGCAGCCAGTCCCCGTCCCCGTATTCCTGGCACCTGGCGCGGATCGCGTCCCGCAGGGGCTTGGGCACCGGGATGGTAATCTTCCGGGCCCCGCGCTTGTGCGCCTGTTTTTTCGGCAGATAGGTAAAGGTTTTCGCGTCCCGCAGATCGCCCACCTTCAAATCCACAATATCGCTGATGCGCAGCCCCAGGTGGATGCCCACCATCCACAAGAGGAACATCCGCCGTCCCCGCTCGGTTTTCAATTTGCTCAGCGTCACCGTGATGTCGTGCACCGTGTCAATATCCCGAATGGGCTGCAGCCTCTCGCCCACGTTTCCGCCTCCCTCAATTTTCCTTTTCTAAAATTCTGGTAAATTCGCTTCGTCCTGATCCTGTCCCCCGTTTCTAATAGGAAACAATTTTCTTTTCCCGCCTGTTTCTTTGCCGAATTATACATCTATTCGCCACGCGATATAAACACTCCGGAAAAAGAAATTTCCATCAGGTGGAAATTTGCCCTTACTCCTCCTCGATCAGCCCGCTGCTCTTCCGGTCGTCCTCGCGCGCTAAATCAACCTGGCGGAGTGTCTGCATCATTCCATCCGTGATCGTGATATATTTTTTGTCGATGGTTTTTTCCATGGCTTCCATGCTCTCCCGCATGATGGCGATCCTCTCATCCTTCGCCTCGATCATGTCCGCAGCCTGGTTGATGATCTCCGCGTCCCGACGGGCGTTGACGATGCCGATTCGGGCAATGTCCCGCAGCTCCCGGATCAGCTCCTCCGCAGTGAGTTCCCGGCCTGGTTTAGGGTTTCGTTTCATGTGTCCTCCTTCGGCGGTTCTGGAAGCTCAAACCAGTATAGTACCTCATACTCGATGTTTCCGATCCGTTCCCAATGCGGCGGTTCATCTCCGCAAAACGGTTCTCTTACATACCAGAGCATTGAAACGTAAAGCCCATCCCGCATGTTATCAGCTTTGAATCTGTACAAAACAGGAACCCTATCATTGTGCGTCGGCAGCCTGTCCTTGACGCTGATCCAGCCGCCGATGATCGGCGCTTCCATCGCAACGAGCCTTGCTGCGTCAATGCCGTGTTTATACTCTCCCGTGCTGTGTCTGACCATCTCGGTCAGATCATAGATCAGCGCGTCCGCATCAATCTGCCGCATCCAATCCCTCCATCCACTTTGTTATTGTGTTCCGCCAAGCATCTGCGGATTTCGGACAAGGATTGTTCATATCGTAAATAGCTGTACAATACTTATTTGAAAAAGATTGACAATATTCACATGGGATATTTACGAAAATCTCCGACAGCCACTTGCACAGCCTGTCCAGCGGAACGGCGGGGACAGAAGGAATATCCACAATTCTTCTTTTAGCTTCAACCCTTGCGACAATAATTCCATGCCGTTCAGAAGGGTTGCTGTATTCGCCATTTGGAATCTTTACAGCTTCAAGTGCCGCTTTCCGGCTTATCAAGTCCATGTTCAGCCCTCCTTGTCCTCCTCGTCGATCACAATAAACGGATACGCATTTTCCGTTTTGAATAACCTGGATGTTCCAAGGCAGAAATAGTCATACTTTGCATCCCAGTCTATAAAAACTTCAAGGCCCATAAACGTTTCTTTTACAACTTTCCCATTTTCGTTTTTATACAAGAGTATCGGGGGTAGTTCTTCGATTAGCGCATTGTAAACATTTTCACTCATTTTGATTGCATTGTACCCGTAGAATTCGGATGTGCAAAGAAGAATTGATCGTTTTATTTTTCTGGTTATCCCCTTATCAGTCATGATCCTTCCTCCTCATGCAACCGGATTATTGGCGTACTCCCCGCCGAACATGTCCATCTGCCCGTCCAGCGGCTTTTCTTCCTGCCTGTCCGCCGTGATCCTGGTCACCACCCGGGTATCGCCGCTGGGGAATGGCTGATCGATCAGGCCGCAGGCCGGGCAGCTCTTGCACCAGTCGGTGCTCTCCGCGTTGCTTGTGCCGTATACCAGGCACTTGTAATACGTTTTGTCCCAAACGTGCCGGATAAAATGCGGGCAATCCTCGCACCGGCCCACGCCGTAGCCATAATAGTGGTGCATGGCGTCGATTTTGCGCATTGTCATGGCTTACCCTCCCATGTTCGGGAAATCCGCTTCCCAGTCCCAATCGGCAAAGGTTTGCGTTTCATCCATCACGAGATGCCCGTTTACAATTTCGATCCGCTGCCGGAATTGGCAGCCGCGCTCATATAAAACGATAGCGATGTCAATGCCGTATTTCTTTGATTTTTCGATATACGGTTCAGCAAAACAGCACCATGCCGCCTTGAATGAATCCAGGATAATGATCCATTCTTTCGCATCCCTCGGGAGATACACGCCAGCAATTACATCAATGAAATTTCTGCGCGTTCCCTTGATATAGAACGTTTTCCAGTATCTCCCCGGCTTGTTCCTCTCTTCCTCGGGCTCGCTTAGCGTTACCTCATCCATGCCATTCCAAGCCACATCCGGCGGAAATGATACAGTTTCAAATCCTCTCTCGGTGGCTGTGCACTCGAATTCGTTTTTGAGGAATGCCATAATATTTTCCGGCTTTCCCCTGAAACGAATATTGCCCTCTGCCCAGTTTGGCATGCTCACTCCTCCTCAAACGTTATCAGGCCCATGCTGGCCGCGAAAATGGCGCAATGGCCCACGTAGTTATCCCGCAGCCGCTGGGCGGTTTTGTAGCTGCATCCGGCAGAGCGCGCGGCCTCGGCCAGGTTCTGGCCGTTTCCGTACAGATACCCGGCCAGCACGCCCTCCGCCGTTGTTTCCCAGGGAAAAGCCTTGTCCGTCAGGCGGATGGCCTCCCGCCAGGCGCGGGCCGTTTCCAGGCGCTTTTCTGCATCCAGCACGGCCAGCGCGGCCCTTTCCGCCCGGCTGCCGCCGCCGCTGCCCTTCACGCTCACGGCGTCCGTGGCCGGCGCGGTGATCTGCGCCGCCCTTGCCTGGGCCTCGAATAGCCGCTGCTCCGCTCGGGGAATCATCACCCATTGATCCCGCAGCATGTTCTCCGTCAGCCGGTAGGCGTTTTTGGGAATAATCATCCGCTCGCCGCCTCCCGGTAGTTTCGGGCCTCATTGAGCAGATCGGCGCTCACGGATAGCAGCTCGGCCTCGGTATAATCCCGCTGATCGTAGCCCTGCGCCGTTACCCGTTTCCCGGGCGGCCCTTCGCTCATTTGATCGTTCCATCTCTCGCCGTTCAGCCACGTTGCCGCCAGCGGAATATAGCGGCCGCCCTCATCCGTCCATTGCCGGCTGCGTTTGTGCCGGTCCAGGGCGGATAGCATCAGGGCAAGCAGCTGCTCCCCCGGTTTCAGCCGAAGGAAAGCCCGCCGGGCGTTTTTCTTGTCGTCCTTCCTGGGATAGGCCGCCCAGAAACGGTCAAACAGCGCATCCGCCGCCTTGTCCCCGCGGGGGGCGGAGAGAGGGGGAACGTTCTCCTCTCTCACACTCTCTTTTTCTTTTTGGGTCCCTTTTTCTTTTTCTCCGTTTTCGGCGCTGTCGAACAGGTTTTTTTCTGTTCCGGTTTGTTCAATTTTGTTCAGGTTTGTTCCGGTTTGTTCAACAGTGTTCAAATTTGTTCCGCTTTGCTCGTTTTTCCGTCTGGCCTCGCCGCTGCGTTTTCCGGCCTCGGCCCGGGCCTGGCTCACCTGCCGGGCCTGATCGATGCGCACCCGGAAAACCGGCCA